AAAGTATTATAATATTCATTGGCAGGATTACTTGTGAGGTGCATTTGAAGTGCCTCAATCAAATAATTTTTTGTAGATTTTTGTAAAAATGAATTCATTTAAGTTTATTAAAATATTCTTCAAATACCTTAACAATATTTTTATTTAAATTACGACTAGATGAATTCTTAATAAGTTTTCTGGCTTCCTCTATTTGACGTTCTTGCCATGAACCCTCAACAAGCATCCATTCTCGCCCTTCCATAATTCCATTTACAAAGGCGTTTGGAGCTGATGGGTCAGCAACAATATCAACAGCAGCAAGCATAAAATCTTCTTGAACTTCTTGATATCCATTCTTAGCTTTTAATGAACCCATACCACGAGTAGATACACCTAATTGTGCACCCTCATCAATAAGATTTTTTACAATCTTTCCCATTGGGGTATCCAAAACTTTAGCTTTACCGTAAATAGAATTACCATCTTCATGCAGTTCTTTGATGATATGTGAGACACGATCAAGATTAACTGTTGGTCCAGTAGGATGGTTAAGTTCTCCTAGAGCACGACCTTTATTTACATATTCATTGATATATCGGTTAGTTTCTTTGGCAAGAGTTCCTTGTGGATAAACTCTACCATTTTTATTTTTAACACCCGATTGCATAAAAGTACCTTCAATGAAGTAATTCTTATCTCCATTGCCAGTATTTTCTTTAATATATTTTATATCTTCAGTTAATTCTGTAATAAGTTTCATTGATTATTGGTCTTTCCCATTATATTTTTAGCAACTAACTTATATTGTTCTTGAAGACGCATTCCAATTTTGCCATAAAGGACTTTAGCAGTCTGATCTTTAAACGCAACGGCATTTTCTTCTATTACGGTTTTGATTAATTGGCGAACATTATTTTTCATATGAGTTTGTGTGCTTTCTTCGAAAATGCTAAGTGTTGTTTAAATACAGATCCGTCTTTTAAAATATCTGAAACCATTTTCTCTCTATTACTTGGGTTTAGGGATTCAAATAACTGTTTTAATGAACTTATGTCAGATTCTGTAATATTTATATTTGAATTGTTTTGAAACATATATGTACCCGGAACACAACTATTAACAAATTCTATAAATTCCAGTAATTCAGGAGATTGTGGGGTAGGTGTTTCTCGAAATAACAACTCTTTTCCAATCAATTTCTTGGTTATATCTACATTTTCATGGATTTTAAATACCAAAGCATCAATAATATTTTGTTTAAAAATATTATTGTTTTCTGGCAAAAGGCTTATGATTCCTTTTTTTAATAACTTTTTACTTTCAGTTTCCATTATTGTTGTGGTTGTTGTCCTGCTGCCTGTTGAGCAGCTATTGCTGCTTGTTCTTGGGCGATTCGTTGACGATCTGTTACCATTTGTTTTTCTAGTTCTATCAATTGTTCTGGTAAATATTTAAGAATTTCTGTCTTTACATATTCCGTAGAAAAATATTTACCAATATATGGCTCAACAAATGAAAGCATTTTTAAACGTTCAGAAAGAATTTCAGATTCTTTTAGATCCCAGAAATAATTATCTGTATTGAAAACAAATTTAATATCTGATTTAAGCACTCGCCAATCCTCATCTGTCATTACTCCTTTTAATAGTAATTGAACACGTAAAGTATCCATAAACAGTTGAGAAAATTGGAATCTAAGTCTATCAATAAATTTATAAAACTTAATTTCTTCTCTTGTAATTTCGCTTGACCGCCCCATATTAAATCCATTGCTTTCTGGAGTTAAACGGCTTAGTGGAACATTTAAAGAACCATATAGTTTCTTTTTAAAATATTCTGCATCTTCAATTTGAGACAGAGATTGTGCGCCTGGAAGAGTGGTAATCTCAGTTCCACGCGAACCTTCACGTCTAGGTAACCAATAGTCTTCTAATACTGAAAGATGCTTACGATCATCTCGAACTTCACCGGTATCTTGATTATATGTGAGTTTTGTTCTAAATCTACTCATCATATCCCGCATATATTGTTCAGCTTTTTGTTTTGGAAGTTGACCAACATCGACATAAAATACTCTGCGTTCTGGTGCACGTGCAATTCTATAAACTAAAAGAGCATCTTCCATTTGTCGCAACATATTCAGTGGACGAATGGCTTTGTGTAGATAACCTAAAACACGTTTACTATTTAAATCAACTAAACCAGATGGTACATATACAATGCTATCTGTAGATAAATGCAGTCCCTGTGGACCAGTCATAATATAAGATTCTTTATCATTGTTAGTGTAAATAAAGAATTCTTCAATCTCTTTAATCATCTGTACTGGTGTACTTCCAGCCATTGATCTATCCATCTCTTTACGTACTTTACGTACCTTTTTGATTTTTAATGGATCGATAGGAACGATATTTTGAATACCTTCACCTGGAAGATCTTTATCGATTATTAAATTATAATAAAGTTTAGAATCAATATACCATCTACGATATATTTCATATGATTTATGATTAAAGTCTAATAAGTGTATTATTGTTTCAAATTCTTTATAGATTTTAGTTTTAATATTTTCAGAAATAGGACAGTTAGTAAGATCTAATTTTACTGGTTTATGATCAGTACCCGGAACAATAGACGCATTAACAATTTCATCAATTGCGTTATCTAATTCTGGATATACTGACATATTACGATATTGAATGATGGACTGACCTTCATCACGCATTGTAGATGCATAATCTAATGCAGTGCCAAAGAAGCCACCTGCTTCAACCGTTACCGTCCCATCAAAAACTTCTGGGGCACTAAATGATTGTAAAGCATCATTTTCCTTCTCTATTTGAGTAGGTTTCTTTTTTCCGAATTGAAATCCAAATATATCAATTTCCATATTTCACCTTAAGTTCGATTAGTCACATTCATAATTTCAAGATAATCAAAAACAATAATAACGTTAAAACTATTTAACGTATTTGGATTACCCATGTTTAAAGTAACTTGTTGAATACCTGCTGGCCAACACCCATATAATCTAAATTGTTTTAACACTGGAGTTTGTGTACTATCTTCACCATTTAAGTTTAAATGCTGTATTATCCAATTATCTGCTTTATAATTTGATGCATTTAAATCAGATACATTTGTATCATGGTTATTTATTGTATCATGCCATTTTTGTAATCTTCCCCAAATATTGTTTACTCCTGTGTCGTCCCATGCTTGAAACGACCAAGTTCCATATTCTTTTTCACCAGGATAATGAAATTTTCTTCCAAAATAATCATAACTTAGTGTTTTAGATGAAATATTTGGAATGGTTGATGACCGTACATGAAAATCAGTAAAACCACCACCTGTGGGAAAATTACCATCAATTCTAAAACGATTTGATCGAGTACCACCAAAGAAATTATCTTTAAAATCTATTAGCATAGTTATTGGTTAGAGTTATTTGATGTATTCACATTATAATTATCTACTATTTTTATATGATCAAAAGTTAATGTGACACTAAACCCAACAAAACCCACTTCACCCATATTCAAGTTAATTTCTCCAATAACTGAAGGCCAACATTTATACAAATAAATTGTTTTTAATACGTCTCCATTTAGTCCCAGTTGTTGAATATTCCATGTCGTCTGTAACTGTTTATATGAATAATCATCACGATATACTTTGTGAGTATAATGACCATCTAGTAGTTCTACCCACTTTTGCATTCCTTTCCAAAGATTGTTCACATTATTATCATCGTATATTCCTACAGCCCACGTACTATATTGACGATCTCCAGCAAATGTAATTTGTCTACCACGATATGGAACACTAATGGTATTAATTTGGACTAAAGGTAAAGATGCGGATACAATTTTAAATGGTGTATCTAATCTATCAACTACTACACCAGAAGGCCATGTTGGTGTAACTAAAAACCTATTGGCTCTAGTTCCACCATTGAACCCATCTTTAAATTTGGTTATAGAATTATTGATGCCCATTATTGTGTGAGTGTTATGTTAACTGCAAAACTATCAATACTCAATATTGGTTTG